CTTCTGGCACTACAGCGTTTAACCTAGACTTCACCGAGATTGCGGAAGAAGCGTGGGAACGTGCCGGTAGGGAAATGCGATCTGGATACGACCTGCGCACAGCGCGGCGATCTATGAACCTGCTGACCATTGAGTGGCAGAATCGCGGCATTAACATGTGGACTATCGAGGAAGGCACACTAAACCTTGCTCAAGGCACTGCCACATACGACCTGCCAGCCGACACTATAGATTTATTAGAGCACGTAGTGCGCACAGGCGACGGGAATATCACTACCCAGTCTGACCTGAACATCACGCGTATCAGTGTCTCTACCTACTCCAGTATCCCTAACAAGCTCTCACAGGGCCGCCCCATTCAGTTGTATATAGACCGAGGGCAGGTCAACCCCACAGCCACAGTGTGGCCTGTGCCGGATCAGGGGACGCTAGCGTCGCCCTACTATGTTTTAAAGTACTGGCGCATGCGCCGTATTGAGGACGCGGGTAGCGGTGTTCAAACCGCAGATATTAACTTCCGTTTCCTTCCCTGCCTCGTTGCAGGACTTGCGTATTATATAGCGCAGAAAGACCCCGATTTAATGCCCCGTATTCCAATGTTACAGACAGAGTACGAGCGACAGTTTGAGCTAGCGGCAGGTGAGGATAGGGAAAAGGCGGCGCTTAGTTTAGTGCCCCGTATTTATGGCGTGAGGTAGGCATGAGCTACAAGTATGCGTCAGGCCAAAAAGCGATTGCCATCTGTGATGTTTGCGGGTTTCAGTATAAACTTAGGGAACTCAAAGAGTTAGTCATCAAGGGCAATAAAACCAACATCAAGGCATGCCCCGAGTGTTGGAACCCAGACCAACCCCAGAACAGACTAGGGGAATTCCCAGTAGAAGACCCACAGGCGCTACGGGACCCCAGACCAGATTCAGCGGAATTGGTAGCTAGTAGGGATATTCAATGGGGATGGGACCCAGTAGGACTAGACGATCCTTTTGGACTTACGCCAGACAATTTGGAAGGAAGAGGCGCCGTAGGGACCGTAACAGTAACTACGAGCTAGGAGACAGAAATGAAAATGAAGTCACGATCAAACGTAAAAGCTCCGAAGGTAATTGAGTTTCCTAACGAGCCAGTAAAGTACAGCGTAGCTGATTGCTGCAACCAGCCGCCTAAAGACATGAAGACTAGCGGTGTTAAAGTTCGCGGTGTCGGTGCGGCAACCAAAGGTACTATGGCCCGAGGCCCAATGGCTTAAGGAGTAGCAGGTGAATTACACCGAGCTTAAAACCAATATTGAGGACATTTGCGAGCAGTCGTTTACCGATGACCAGCTAGCTATGTTCACGCAGCAGGCCGAGCAGAAGATATATAACACTGTTCAGATTCCTGCTTTGCGTAAAAACCAGACGGGCAACCTGACTTCTGGAAACAAGTATTTGGTGTATCCTACGGACTTCTTGTATCCGTTTTCTTTGGCGGTTATTGACGGTGACGGGAACTATTCCTACTTGCTGAACAAAGACGTTAACTTCATACGAGAGGCATACCCCGGCCCTACGGATACTGGCGCACCCAAGCATTACGGCGTTTTTGACGATACAGCGTTTATCATAGGCCCAACACCGGACGCTAGCTACCAAGTGGAGCTGCATTACGGATACTACCCTGAGTCTATCGTTACTGCCGGTACTACTTGGTTGGGCGATGAGTTTGATTCTGCGTTGCTCAACGGTGCTTTGGTCGAGGCTATCCGCTTTATCAAGGGTGAGCCGGATATGGTGGCTCTGTACCAGAAGATGTATATCGACGCTATGGCGTTATTAAAGAACCTAGGCGATGGCAAGATGCGGGAAGACATGTACCGCTCCGGTCAGGTCAGGATTGAACCGCGTTAATTTAAGAGGAAAGAAAAATGGCTATCACACAAGCTATGGTTACATCGTTCAAAGTTGGCGTGCTTGATGGCACTTTCGACTTTAGCAGCGGCACGTCACAAGTATTTAAAATCGCTCTATTTACTTCAGCAGCTACGCTAGATGCGACTACTACGGCATACAGCGCAACTAACGAAGTTGCAGGCACAGGTTATGTAGCGGGCGGAAATACACTGACTATTTCTACAAACCCAACTTCTACTGGAACTACAGCGTTCTTGGACTTTGCGGATACTACATGGTCTACAGCGACTATTACTGCTCGTGGCGCTTTGATTTATTTGGCTGATGGCGGCACTAACCCTGCTGTTGCAGTTCTGGACTTCGGTGCGGACAAGACCTCTACTGCGGGTGACTTCACTATTGTGTTCCCTGCCGCTGATGCGAGCAACGCGATTATCCGTATCGCCTAAGAGTAGGGTGCTATGACTGACGTTACGGTCCCACTCTCCGGTTGGGGATACAGCTCTTGGGGTACAGATTCGTGGGGCGAAGGTAATGCTCTGCCAATCGGTACCGGTGCTGTAGGGACAGTAGGTGTTGTAGGTAATGCAGTTGTTACCCTTACGGGTGTTGAAGCTACTACGGCTCTAGGCACAGCCGTTGCTCAAGCAGATGCAAACGTCTTGGTTACTGGGCTTAGTGCTACAGGTGAGACGGGATACACGGTCTGGAACGCCACGGTTTATTTAGGTGGTTGGGGTCGCGGAGTCTGGGGCCAAGGTGCGTGGGGCGAGGGCTTAGGTCTTTCTGCTACAGGTGCAGTAGGTTCTGTTACAGTCCAAGAAGGCACTGGGGTGTACGTCACTGGCGTACAGGGCACCACAGCACTAGGCACCACAGCAGTAGAGGCCGATGGAGCGATAGAAGCTCTCGGTAACGCAGCCACAGGCGAAATAGGTACGGTAATAGTCAACGCCGATGCGAACTTCTCGGTTACAGGCGTTGAAGGTACAGGCGAGTTAGGCGATGCCGGAATACAAGGCAGCGTAATTGTTAGCGCCACAGGCGTAGAGAGTACAGGCGAGTTAGGCATTGTAGCTGTTACGGCGGATGCTATAGTTACTGAAACTGGACTACAAGCCACTTCTGCACTTGGTAGCGTAACAGTCTACTTACTACAGGCAGTTGATGTAACAGGCGTCCAAGGTACTACAGCACTAGGTGAAACCACTGAAACTGCCGACGCCATAGTAAATGTAATCGGACTGCAAGCCACAGGATTTACTAACAACGTACTGGTCTGGGGTGAAATCGTACCGAATCAAAATGCAGGCTGGGTAGACGTAGACGACAGTCAAACACCAAATTGGACGGATATAGCAGCATGAAAATAGTAAAAGATGCAGTACAACTGGGCGATGCGATAGACCCCAAGCATGAAGTTGAAGTGGTATGCGCACATTGCGGATACGATCTTAATGAGGCTGAATTAGCCGCAGACACTTGCTCTGATTGCGGGCAAGCCCTAAACTTACGTCAGAATACAAAGATTTACGCGACAAGCATACCGCCAGCGGGCGGCAGTACGTTAGTGTAAATACTGGAGAAACCAAATGGCTACTTATGTAAATAACCTCCGGCTCAAAGAAATCACCACTGGTGATGAGGACGGTACTTGGGGCACCAGTACTAACACTAACCTTGAGCTGATTACCGACGGTTTTAGCTACGGCACAAAAGAGATTGCCGCTGACGCCAATGAAACCTTCACTATGCCTGATGCTACAGCAGATGCTACGCGCTCACTGTACCTGAAATTCACTTCGGCAGTATCGCTAACCGCAACTCGTGAAATTACGCTTGGGCCAAACACGGTATCTAAGACGTGGATCATTGAGAACGCTACTACTGGCGGTCAAACTATTACGATCAAACAGGGTTCAGGTGCTACGGTAGACATCCCCAACGGCGACAAAACAATGGTCGTCACGGATGGTGCGGGCGCAGGTGCTGCGGTATTTAACGCTAACCCCACTGAAGCAGGTGCCGGTACGGTAACAAGCGTCGATGTCTCTGGAGGCACTACAGGTCTTACTACATCAGGTGGACCGGTTACTAGCTCGGGCACTGTTACACTTGCAGGCACTCTTAATGTAGCCAACGGCGGTACAGGGGCGACTACGGCAGCGGGTGCGCGGGCAAGCATTTCGGCTAACGCCCTACCAATCCTCAAAGGCACAAGCTACACCGCAGTAGTAGGCGAGTTCATCGTAGCCAGTGCAGGCGGTATTACAATCACTCTACCTGCCTCACCAAGCGCAGGTGACACGGTAACAGTTAAAGACGGCACAGGCGCAGCAGCGACTACTACATTCACTGTAGCGCGTAATGGGGAAAACATCGCAGCCTCTGCAACTGACCTTATCTTTGATAAAAACTACGCGGAAATCACAATGACCTACATAGATGGCACTATTGGTTGGAGCGTATAAATGAGTAACTTGTCGGAACTGCTGCCGACAGGCGGCGGACAAAACGCTGTAGACTTTGTTGCGTCTGGAACTTTGAGTTCTGGGCAGACTGTTATTCTTAACTCTAATGGGACGGTGAGTGCTGTTGCGGAAACTCCGCAAGAATTAGGTACGCAAGCTACTTTTGTGTCTGCTACTATAGATTTGACTTCAGTAGTTTACGATGTAAACGCGCAGAAAGTTGTAATTTTTTATCAGGACGACAACAATAGTTTTTACGGAACTGCTGTAGTGGGGACAGTTTCAGGAAGCACTCTTAGTTTTGGCACTCCAGTGGTATTTCAAAGCACAAGTTTAGATACCGGATATATGGGGGCAGTGTATCACGTTGCAGCAAATAAAATAGTTACTGCATACAGAGTTGATAGTGGCGCAAACCCCGGTAAAGCAATTGTAGGAACTGTATCAGGCACTTCTATTTCTTTTGGAACTGACGTTAATTTTAATGCGACAGACACAAGAAATATAGCTATTACTTATGATTCTTCTGCTCAAAAAGTAATTATAGCGTTTTCAGATTTTGATAATTCAAGGTATGGAGCGGCGGTTGTCGGTACTGTAAGTGGTACTTCTATATCTTTCGGCAGCAAAGTTAATTTTGAAACAGCAATATCAGATCACATTTCTTGCGTATATGATTCAAGCGCAAATAAAACAGTAATAGCGTATCGTGATGTCGGTAATTCAGACTACGGCACAGCAGTGGTAGGTACTGTAAGTGGTACTTCTATATCTTTCGGGAGTCCGGTAGTTTTTACAACGTCTGCTGTTTTAATGACTACTACGGTTTACGACTCTAGCAACGATAAAACAGTAATAGCATATAGAGACGAAGGCAACTCAAATTACGGCACAGCAGTTGTTGGAACAGTAAGCGGTACAAGTATATCGTTTGGGACACCAGTAGTTTTTGATTCAACTTATGTGACAATGCTGAGTGCTTCTTATTTCCTACCAACCGGAAAAATAGTTATTGCGTACAAAGATCAAACTTCTAACAATGGTGACTTAGTGGTAGGTACTGTATCTGAGACAAGCATATCTTTTGACTCTCCTTTTACTTATAACTCAGGGCTTACTAGGTACATAGGCACTTCGTATGATTCTACTGCCGAAAAAATAATAATTGCCTATTCGGATGGAACTACAGTAGGTGCCGCAAATACGTTTTCTACGAGTATATCAAACAACACCGACTTCATAGGCATAACAGCCGAAGCAATCTCTGACACAGCCACAGGCGCTGTAAACGTCTACGGTGGGATTAACGAAGCGCAGACAGGTCTAACCATAGCTGCTGACTACTACGTTCAAGCAGACGGCTCGTTATCTACCACAGCCTCAGACGTTAAGGTAGGCCAAGCAATCTCCGCAACCACGATTAACATGATGGATTTGACATGAGTAATCTTTCAGATTTATTACCTGCGGGTGCGGGTGGCAAGCAAGTTAGCTTCGTAGCGTCTGGGACTATAGGTAACGGCGTGACTGTTGGTCTTAATAGCGATGGTACGGTTACGGCAGTTCAAGAAACAAATTATCCGTCAGGCGCAGAAACAGCAGTTCATTTTTCAAATTCTAGATCGAACGAACCTACCGCTGTTTATGATGCTAACTCAGGTAAAATCGTAATTGCTTATGGTGATATTGGAAATTCTGCGTATGGCACAGCAATCGTAGGAACTATTTCAAATGGGGTTATTAGCTTTGGAACGCCGGTTGTTTTTATCAGCAGCTCAACTGAATATTGTTCTGGTACTTATGATGAAACGGCTCAGAAAACAGTTATTTCTTTTTCAGATAACGGAGCTGGAGGGCATGGAAAATCCGTAGTTGGAACAGTAAGCGGAACAACCATTAGTTTTGGCTCTGTTACTACTTTTAGAGCAGGAACATCAACAGACTATGTAGCATCTACATACGATGCACAAAGTCAAAAAATAGTTATCGCGTATAGAGGCGGGTCTACTTATGGAACAGCAATCGTAGGCACTGTTTCTGGTACAAGTATTTCTTTTGGTACTGAAGTCCAGTTTGAAACTGCTGCAAGTAGAAATTTTTCTCTTACTTATGATTCAAACGCACAAAAAACAGTGATTTTTTATGCAGGAACATCAAACTATGGGCGAGCTATTGTTGGTACTGTAAGCGGGACAAGCATATCTTTTGGGACAGCGGTTGTTTTTAATAGCGCTACAACTTATCAAAAAGCTTCAGCCTATGATCCTAATGCTCAAAAAATTGCAGTAATTTATTATGCTACTGTTGGAGTTGCAAAAGTAGGAACTGTATCAGGAACTTCAATAAGTTTTGGTTCTCAGGTTAGTTTTAATGCTTTTATTCCTGTTTCTTTTACAGCAACTTACGATAGCAACGCACAAAAAATAGTTGTTTCTGTCCAATCTTATGGTGGCGCCTATCATGGCTATGCATACGTAGCAACTATATCAGGGACAAGTATAAGTTTTACTTCTGAAACGCAAATTACAACGTATGGAAGATATGCGATTTATGTAAACGGCGCAGCTTTTGATTCTATCAATAAAAGAACTGTATTTGCTTACGATACAGTAAGTTATGGCGATGCTATAGTTTGGACTACCGCTTACACTGGATCAAACAACACAGACTTCATAGGCATATCAGACGCTGCCATCTCGGACACTGCATCTGGCTCGGTGACAATCAAAGGCGGTATATCT